CAAACTTATTCAATACCTGTATATATTAGTGATGATCATTTTGATATTGAAAGTGAATATTATAATAAGTTTATTGAAGTTGATCCAGATAAAAAGAAGGTAAATAACAATCTATTTGAGGAGATGGCGATTGTATATGTCGGGATTTCAAGAGCGAGTAACAAGATTGAATTAAGTGACAGTATCAAGAGATATTTGCTAATGAGATATAATCATATTGGTCATGATTTACATAATGTAATAAATAATAAAGGAGAAAATACAGATGAAATTAATGTCGATAGATGATGCAATTAAAAAATGGGAATCTAAGAAAAGACATATGGGTTGTAATTCTGCTGTTGATTGGTTTTGTAAAAGAGTTAAAGGATTTTATCCAGAACATTTAATTAGATATACTGTAAGATGGTTGGTTGTTTGGTCATACTGTTGCTACAAATGGAAGGGTAAGAATTGATTCATCTCCATATGCTGATAGACCTAGAGAGGATCGAATTAATAAATAAATATTCTTGACTTTATGTTTGATAAATGCTATACTATATACAAGAGGTAGGGGCGGTATATTTTACAATACAAACAAATTCAACTCAAATATACCTACTCTACCTCAAAATCCAACAATAAAAATAAATCAAAGGAGGTGAAATAATGACAAACCAAATACCAAAACAAATATCTACATATGAGAACTGTCCAAATAAATCAAGATGTAATTGCTTTAATGAAAATCCAAGATATATTTGTGGTTATGCAGATGTGTGTAATTTAATTGTTTATTATGAGAAACAAATTATTGCTATATCTGATAAATATGAGGAAGATGTATTTTATGTGCAGAAGAAATTAGAGATTGTTGATTCGATATATGGGATTAAGATTGTTGATTAATTTTATTGTTTTTCAAATATAAAAATAAATAATTGTTTGCAATCCACAAAGTAATATGGTATAATAATTACAGGAGAGGAGGTGAAAAGTAATTTTAGACTACATCGGTACTTATACAGTTTTTCATACTTTGAACACAGACGGATCTACAAGCAAGAATAAAGAAGATAATTATCTAAAGTGTCGCTATAATGGTCAGGTTTATAAATATTCAGATTCAACTCTAGCACTCTATCTACCATCTGGAGCAAGTTCAGTAAATACATTAATGCCAAAGTTTGAAGCAGAAAATATAAAAGTATGGACTTACATAAGTGGTGAAGTATGTGAAGAAGCAGTATTAATATTCAATACTGAAGACATTCATAGAATACATAAAATAATCAAGATAATGACAATGGGTAGCAATCAGCAATTAAAGGACTTAAAACTGAAACAAAAACAAGATAAATTAAAAGCAAAGTTAAAAGAAGAATCTAATAAAGATAAAAATAAATAAATAATTATAATTATAGACAATTTAAGCAGTAGGTTTTAGTATTTGACACAATCTTACCCATACATCTTTACAATTGATTCTAGCTTAATTTTTATTAAATATATAATAATTACAAATAACTTGTATCGCTACTCCCACAATGGTTGCAGAGGTTTATTTTAATTATTATGAAAAGTCAATAATCAGTATATCAAGGTAAAGATATTTAAACAAATTAGAAAATAAATTAACAATAGAAAGAAGGAAAATAAAAATGCAAAAACATTATTTTAATGGTCAACTAATATTATCTTCAGAATCAGATAGAATGAATTATTGTGTAATCGATAAAGTAGACCAATCACAAACATCCATAACTGACATATTAGATAATATATTTAACTCATCTAATTTTGATAATAAACTAGTAAGAGTCTTAGGCAAAATTTACAATAGTTCTGAAACTTTTAATGGAATGGGAAATTTACTTATGTGTAGAGATAAATCTCATGCAGAGGGGTATTGTATAGGATCATTACAATTGGATTTAGAACTATTTAAGCATACTGACAAATTTATAGAGATTATTTTAGAAGACTATACTGATTTTGTATTTTCGGAGGTAATGGTTAAAAATGAAGATGCAAAAAGTATTATCTCATAAGGAGGTAGAAGATGATTTAGATCAATACATAAGCGAGAATTGCCATTGCTGTAAAGAAGAACTAATTAGAGTAGAAGATATCTTTGTAGGAATAGAAGATAATCATTACTATTGTGAAGATTGTGCAAAATATAATAATATTAGTGTTGTGGAATGTAAGGATATTTATTAGAAAAGAAAATTGAGGAGAGTGTATTAACATGATGCTTCGACCAAGAAATTATTCAACTATGAATAGAGTAATTGCCAAGGCAGTAAGTCATTCTGTAAATGATTATTATAGGCAGAAGAAAAGAGCTAATACATATAAAACATATAATGACAATGTGAATAAAATAAATAATACTCCTTTATCAGCTAGTGAAAGTATCATTGCAAGTGTAATAATTCTTATATTTATTATGTTTATATTGGCTGTTTCTAATTAGTATCAAAGGTGAGTTTTAAGGGATGAATTATGTTTGTTTTAAAGGTTTTATTTTATGAATAAAAATAGAAGAGGAGTGTTTATTAATGTATTTATTGTTAATTGATTATGATGAACCAAATTCAAAATCTTACAGAGGTGTAGTAATTTATGATTCTAGTGTAGAGCCTTGGAAAGAATTAGTGAGAGTCAATACTAGTTCTCCGGCAGAAGATGAAGAAATTGCTTTGGAAAGAATCTTTGATGTGATTGACGAAGAAGAGTGTGAAATTAGTTATATGAGTTCTTATGATCATTACTTTATGGACTATGATTATGAGAATAATCCGGAAACAAAAGCAGAAGTTGATAGAATGAATAAAGAACAAGATGATAAGATTGAGAAATATAAGAAGGAAATTGGCAAAGGCGAAGATGATGAATTAACTATTGAGGAATGGAACTATATTATTAATAGAAGAGATGTTAAAAATGAATAAAAGAGAGGAAGTAAAACGATATGAAAAATTAAACAAACAATCAGAATGCATAATTTATCAATTGTCAGAAGAAGAAAAAATAAAATATGGTTTAAAAGAAAGGGAAAATACAAAAGAAATGAATATAAAATTGCAAATTGACGAACAATTTAAAAATTTACTTCCTCCTTTATCTAAGGAAGAATTTAGTAAATTAGAAGAATTAATTGTAAAGGAGGGGTGTACAGAGTCAATAAAAGTTTGGAAAGATAATAATACTGATATTACATATATAATTGATGGTCATAATCGGAATGAAATTTGTACTAAACATAATATATCATTTAAAGTTGAGTATAAGGAATTTTTTACAAAATATGAAGTCATTGATTGGATTATAAACTTTCAGTTTGGTAGAAGAAATTTAAGTACTGAAGAAAGGTATTATTTAAGTGGACTTCAGTATGAAAATGAGAAAAAAAATATACCGAATGAAAAGGGGACTAATCAACACACTAAAGAGGTTGACGGTAACTATTACCGTCAACCAGAAGATGATAAATTTCAAGCAATATTAACTGCTGAACGTATAGGTAAACAACATGGAGTAACTGAGAAATCTATTCGTGATAATGGAAAATATGCTAATACGGTTAATGAAATTGCAGAACTTGTTGGGGTAGAAGCTAAGAACAATATCCTAACTGGTGAAAAGAAAATTTCTAAAGAGAACATTATTGAAATCGGCAAACAAATTAAAAGCGGAGATATCGATAAAGAATGGCTTAAGAAACAATTTATTGAATCTGATGAAAAGAAGGTTAAGTTACCTGAGAAAAAAAATCAGAAAGGAGGTGAAACATTATCTATAGAAATTAAACCAATTGAACAAAGCATAAATCAAGAAAAAGAGAATACTTCAACAACTCCAAATAATATAAAAGAAATAATAAAGGATTTAAAAACACCTAAATATTTTGCAGTAGAATTTAATTTCTTAGATGAATTAGAATGTGTGCAAGACAATATTAAACAATCTATTGAAATGGCAAATGATTTTCTATTTGAAAGATATGACATTGAATATAATATTACTCAAGAAGAAAAGGATGTTGCATTAGATTGTTTGAAAGATTTAATTAATAAATTTAATGATTTAAGAAATAAATTAAAAAATACAAAGACGAAGGAGAATATGTAAAAATGAAAAGATATTTTAAAAATTTGTCAGTTGATAAATTACATTCGTATTTGGATTATCAGAGAATTATTAAAGAGGATTTCGTGAAAGAAAAGGTTGCTATTTTTGATATAAATGAAGTTGATGCTCCTGCTGTAAGTTTAAGAATCAATAAAGAAGGTGAAGAAGAATATCGTGTAGGAGATGGACAACATACTATTGCTATTGTTAAGTGTATGGGTTGGAAAGTATTGAAATGTGAAGTAAGAGAAGGTCTTACTGACGAAGAGGAACATGAATGGTTTCATAAAAGAAACTCAAAGAAAAGACCGCAAACATCTGGAAGAATGTTAAATGCAAAAGTTAAAGGTAAATTTGATCCTTCAACAAATTCTTTGGTAAATATATTAGATTCGGTTGGATATAAAATAAAAACAGCAGATATTAAGAATGGCAATGGTGTAATCAATGCAGGACTTACTATGGAAGAAATATTTAAAAGTATGGATAAATCAAGTTTTGAGCAATTTATTGGGTTACATAGTAGTGTTTGGAGTTCTGATAAAAAAGCAATGAATGCACATTTTTTAAAAGGAATGACTAAATTCTATATAACATATAAAGATGAAATAGATGACAAAAGATTTATTCAAGCGTTCCTAAATAAAAAAGTTACCGCTAGTGATATTGCTAAAGATGTTTCTAATAATGTAATGAAGAAGGATAATAGTATTAAATATGCATGGGTATTTGTAGAGAATTATAATAAAGGTTTAAAAGATGAAAGCAAGAAGTTAAAATTTAGTAAGTTAGAAGATTAATTTTGGGTTTTTACCCACACAAGAAGGAGAATGAATTATGTTAGATAAAAGATTTATAGTAACTGAATTGAATTTTGAAGAAATTGAAATTGCTTTGACTGAAAAGATAGAAGAATTTATCTTATTAAAATTAGGAACATTAGGAACATTAGCTTCCAAGCAAATCAATGTGTTAGTAGAATATTTAGAATATATGGAAGAAGGATCAAGATGTTTTAAAGATGAACTTAGGTGTGAATTATGGGTGACTGTTACGTTTAATCAATATAAATATATGCATAAACCAGAATATGGTGAACATTTAGAAAGTATTGGAGCAATATTTGAGTATAAAGGAAAGAAACCGTTTTATATTAATGGAGAGTTTGTATCTAGAAATGTGTTTGAGTGGATGCAAGGTATGCCAATTCAGAAAAACGAAGTTATTTATGGAATTGGCAAAGATAAATTAGGTGAAATGTTTGATGATTTAATTACGACTTGTTAGAATTTAGAGGTGTATAAAGGATAGTATAAACTCTTCTTTATACACATTATAATAAAATAGGAGGTAAATAAGTATTGATTAACCGACAATTCTATACCATGAAATTCAAAAGTTCACGACTAAAGGAATATGAATACAATTTCGACTTAACATTTGAAGAAGCGCAAGAAAATGGTGAAATTATTGCTTTAGCAGACAACCAAATACTAAGAAGCATCAGAGATATTAAAAATAAACAAGTAGACCTAATACAACTTGAAGATTGGTATTCTGAGAGAGATAAGTTAAAAAAGGCAAAATCATCTAAAGAAAACTCTGATAGGATAATTGAGTTAAAGAAGTTAATTTATGATATGATGTTTATTCCAGAATACATAACTGTAGTTATGGAGCATAAATCACATTATAAATATCTATTTGAAAATTCTTTATTGCTCAATAATAAACGATTTGTTAGATTTTCATCTTCTGCATCTCAATCTAGAGTTTCCACTGTAGTATTTTGTGATGAAGAAATTGTCGATAGACTTAATGATATTCTTGATAATGGTAGGGATAAGAATAAAAAACTTATCCCATCAAAATTCAACGCATACAAGGGTTTGTCAGGGTCAAATACTAAAGTTGTGAGTACCCCTAGATTTTGTGTTGTTCCAGACTTAAATAATTCTATGGATATAAAAGTAAACTTTGTAACAGAAACAGATAAATCTGAGGATGATATTATTGAAATTAAAGATATTGTAGCAGAATTTAATAGATTTGATGGACAGGGACTTATAAGTTACAAACAAGCTGAACTTTGGAGTAAAGAACTAGGATTAGATTATGTTCCTTCTCAGTGGTGTATAAGGCAGAACTTTTTGAAAGGGATGCTCTGTGTATTCGATATAAAAAATTTTTGTCAAGAAGTTAACGGAGGAAATTATGAAGTTAATACAGTCTATAAAGACTCTGAAGGAAATAACATCAAAACAAATCTAAAAGATATAGATGTAATAATTTCCGAAGGACAGTTTAAGCTCTGGGATTCATTTGATAGTATTGAAGTATATCAAGAGAATTGTATAAAGAATAATTTGCAGTGGGGAGTGTCATTATACAGTCCAAAGGAAGATAAAGATATTCTTAAAATGAACTATCAATTTAACCAAACTCTGAAATTAAATAAAAAAGACATTGAGAAAATATGTGAAAAGACTGTAAATTGGATAAATGGAGTAACTTCTGAGAATATATACTATACATTATTATTCTTAATCGGAGAAAATATTTCAGAAGAATTATTTGCAAAATATATGAATAGTCCTAAAAATTATTGGGTTAAGAGTTTAATTGCAAATCATGAGTTGATAAAAGATAAGTATATTAGAAACAAAATATATAATCTTGTTAAGAAAAAGATTAAGAGAGCTTGCCTTGGGGATTTATTACTTGATGGAAATTTCGAAACCCTAGTGAGCGATCCCTACGCTATGATGCAACATGTTTGTGGGTTAGAAGTCACTGGACTTTTAGGAGCAAAAGAATACTATTCAAATTATTGGAACAATAAAGGTATTAAAATTGTAGATTCTATGCGAGCACCACTGACATATAGGAGTGAACATTTAAAGCTTAATCTTGTAAAAAATGAGAAATTAGATGAATGGTATAAATATTGTACATCTGGTATTATTGTCAATGTTCATGGCATGGAAACAATGCACTGGGCAGGAAGTGACTGGGACATGGACGCTATAGCAACCACATCTGACTCCACAATTATTGGTGGAATATACGAAAATGAATTACCAGTAGTATATGAAGTTCCAAAATCAGATAGAAAAATATTAGAACCTATTGATTTGTTTAATGCTGATTTATTTGCATTTGGTTCAATTATTGGGTCTATTACAAATAAAAGTACATCTGCTTATGCTCTATTGCCTTTGTTTAAAGAAGATAGTGAAGAGTATAAAATAACAATGAACAGACTAAAAATGTGTACAAAATTACAGTCCGCTCAAATTGATAAAGCAAAGATTGGGAAAGAAGTTAAAGGAATACCTTATAAATGGGTTGAGAGAGAAAAATATGATGAGAATGATTCAGAGGAACTAAA